ACATTTCTCTTATACCTTGTGCAAAGGTCGCTGGTATAACCATTTCTCCTTTGTGTATTCTTGCGTTCATGTCTTGTGGAACCATCATTGTACCTGTTGCTAAAGGTATGTTGGTACCAAATGCTTCACTGTTACCTATGGCATTGCTTATATCACCCATTTTAAAGTTCAAGAGAGATTGAACTTTTCCTAACCATTCGGCTTCTTTTGCACTATCATCTCTTGTAAAGAAATCGACAATGCCCTCTAATGTTCCTACTATACTATCAATTGCACCATTGTAAATATCTGCAAAACCACTGTCACCTATGAATGTTAAAAGCTTAGCACCTAACTCACCCAAATCAATTTTGTCAAATAAACCAGAGAAAAATCCAGAAATGCTTTCACCCCAACCCATAAAGAAATCTTTGATGCTGTTAAATTTGTCTTTGAATGTATTAATCATTTTATCTAATTTACTTTCAAAGTCTAATTTGTCCATTATCTTATCTATAAATTCTTTAATTCGATTCCAAAAGTTTTTGAAACCATCGCCTATTTTTGTAAAGAAACTTGTAAAGTATCCTTTTGCAGTTTCTAATGCATCATGTAAAGTGGTATGGTTAAAAAAGTTAACAATTTTTTCTATTAGTTTATCTATTGTAGCCATAAATTTACGAATACTTTCAGATACATTGTTATCAAATTGATCAAAGTAAGAAGCTCCTGTTTCAAGTACTGGTTTTAATTTGTTTTCCCAAAGGTATATTATAGGTGCAATAAATAAATCGTACATGTATTTTCCAGATTTTTCTAACATCAATCTCAAATTTTCTTTGAATTCTTCGAATGCTTCTTTTGGTCCAATTGTAAACATTCTAACTAAAAAACGAATGGCTGCTGCCAACAAGAATACAGGTGTTAATAAAAAGAATATCGCTTTCCCAAATCCAGAAAGAACTCTGACAAATCCATTTGAACTTTTTGCTCCTTTATCTATTGCTCCAGAAAACCCTGTAATTACTTCTTTAAATTTTGTAGCTATAAGTGCTGCTGCAACAAATACAGCAATTAATACTAATACTGGTGCAGATAGACCAGCTAAAAATCCTCCAAGAACTTTAACTCCAGTTTTTAATTTTAAGAATACTTTAGAAAGTGTAGCTCCTCTACCAGCAAGAATGACTTCTGACTTTGCTGCAGATCTCATTGCTATACCTGTTGTTACTGCTGCTGCTGCTGCCCCACCCATTGAAGTAGCTAATCCACCCATTATTACAGTTGTGGCTGTTGTAACAGTTCCTAAGAATACTAACGCTGCAACTAACATGAAAAATACTGCTATTGCTTTTTTAACCCATTGTGGTTGACCTTTAAACCATTTTCTCATATCCCTGGCTACTGAAGCAAATGCTTTGAACATAGGAACCAATTCTTTTCCTATTTCTCTTGCCATCATTTTGAATTCATGATTGACAATAGTCATTTGTGCTCCGATTTGTGGTGTAGCATTTTTAATATAGTTTAAAGCACCCACTGCACCAGCAGCCATTGCCACATATGCCATTCTCGTTTTGTTTAAAGTGCCACCTAATTTTTTAGCTTCAACCCCTTGATCTTCAAGAGCCATTGTTATTTCTTGTGATTCAGCTTTTATCTCAGCTTTTCTTCTTTGAAGGGCAGATCCAGCATTATTATTTTTTCCAGAGAATTCTTTTCCAGCTACAGTTACACTGTCACCTTTTCTTACTCTACCACTTTCTGTTAACCTGGCTTCAGCTTTTTCAAGTTCAATTAACTCTTTTTTATTTTCTCTTAATTTTTGATTCTTTGCTTCCATTTCAGCACGTAGTTCTTGTAATGCTTGTTTGTTTTCTCTATACTTTTGTGGATTTAAAGAATCAAAATAACTGTTAGCAGATTTTTTAGCTATATCAAACCCATCTTTAGCAAGAGACTTTAGTTCTGCTCCAGCTTCTTTCAATATTGTTTTAAGCTTTACTTGTTCTTTTATTGATGATGCTAATTCTTCTCTATCTTTTTTACTGGCTTCTATCTTTTCATCAATTAATTTTACCTGTTCTATTTGATCTTTTATATCAATATTTCTTAGTTTACTTTGTTCAACAGTTGAAGTGTTAACTTTTTGATTTATATCTTCCAGTTCTCTAAATAAAACAACATTCTCATCTATAAGTTTATTTCTGAAATTAGTTACTGAAACCAAATCTTTTTCACTTGATTCTAATGTTTTATTTAATTTTACTTCATTATCTACAAGCTCATGCAATCTTTGTTTTAATTTAATACGTTCTACTTCATCTCCAGCATGATACAATTTTCCTTCTGCTGCTTCTTGAAGATTCATTTCTTTTAATTGATCCTCAAGTTGTTTAATATCTAATTCAATAGGTATCATGAAGTCTTCGGCTGTTTTTACTTTTGTTTCTTGAATTAGTTTTTCTACATCTTTGATTTCTGCATTTAATCTATCTATACTATCATTTATTGCTAATCTTGGTACAATTTCAAATTCTGATAAATCTTTTTCAACTTTTGCAATTTCTGCATTTAACCTATCTATTTCTTCGTAATCAATCATACCAGTTGTTATTGCATTTTTCTCAACATTCAAGATTTGATCTTGAAAACTCTTTATGTAATTTTTTGCCTTGGCTTGTTCTTTAGCAAAATCTACTCTATTCCTAAATACATTTTTTTGTGCTTCACTCATACCAACATTACTTTCTTCTTTAATTTTTGTTTTTGAAGCAAGGTCTTTTCTAATCTTCCTTCTTTTCTCAAACAATTTCACGAGTGTTTCTTCTCGACTTAATTGTTTATTATCCATGTTTGCAGCTTTAATTTTTAATGCAAGAAGATTTTCTTCTATTTCCTGTTTTCTTTCATCTATCTTTCTTTGCTCAAGTCCCTTTTCTACCAGTTTATCTATTTCTTGGTTAATTTTATCAATTTCTTTAGCATTATCAATAAACTCATTTTTTGTTTCTTTTATGGTTTCTCTAAGATTATGTGCTTGATCACTGACATTTTTAAATAGTTCTCCACCAGTAGCATATTCTTTATTTATGTTTTCTTGAATTCTTAATAAATTTTTTAAATTGTTTTCATTTTCTGTTAAACGCATTTGATCTAATCTTAGTTGTTTATATATTTCATTTCCTTTTTCAGCTAATTTTTTAATTTCATCATCTGCAAGTTTTAGCATTTCTTGTCCTAATTTCTTTCTTTGTCTTTGACTTGATACGCCTTTCATTGCTATTTTTGCATTGCTGTCTATTATGTTACCAAAGGTCTTACTGTCTTTTAACAAATCATTAATGAAACCTGCAGTTGATGAAAGTCCTTTATTAAGGTCAGATACATCTGCATTGATTTTTATAGTAGCATTAACATTCTGTTCAGACATAATTATCTCATCCTGTTTTTGTTTTGAGCCATTTGAGATTTATATTCTGCTTGTTGCTGTTGTTCTTTTTGATAATGACCTTCCTCTTCCATCATAGATGCAACTAACTCAATTTGTAGTTGAGTGAATTTTTTAGGGATGTCAAATGGATTCATGTTATACCTCTGAGCTATGCGATCATACAGAACTAATCTGTAACTCGCATAAAGATCTGTAGTATTACTACTTACAGTTCTTCGGCCTCTAATGGCTGCAAAGTAGTACTGTTTGAAATGATGAACTTTTTTGAAGCATCACCTCCATCACTACCTACTGCAATTGACATAAACTCAGTGTAAACTTCTCTTCTAATCCTTCTGTCTAATTTATTAAAATAATCCAGGAAGGATTTGTATTTCTTCTCATCATACATTGGTGCTTCAATTATGACTTCTTGCATCAAAGAGTAAACTGCTTCTTGAGTTGCTATCAAAGTTTTAATGTCAGATGATGAAGGAAGTTCATTTCCTTCCTCATCATATTCTGCATACTTCTCCCCAAGCTCTTGTAATTGCTGAGGATCTTCTATACTTTTGAGAACTTTTAATGTTTGAAAATCAGTTGGTTGCTGAAATTTAAACAATAAACTAAGTTTCTCATTCCCATTTTCAATGGGTATTCGTATTTCAATATCGTCTTCAAAGATTATCGATAGGTCCATTTTTATTTATCTCCTTTAAGTGTAGACAACCCAATCGTATAAATCATCGATTACGGTCATCTCTGGTTGCTCTAAAACGAAAAAGTTCAAAGCTAACCTAATAGAATTCTCAAAACTTCTTGGCAAACCAAATAGCTTTAAGTTTCTGTAGTGTACGATTAATGCTTGACCATTTTCCAAACCAAATTGAATGTCAGCATTAACACGACCACCATCTGAATTTTTAACCATTGCTCTCATAGTACCAGAGTTTCTATGAGCAGTTCCAGATGAAGCACTTTCATTAGGTAGATCTACATTCAATGTTAATGTATTTTCGTGATCACCTTTTAAGAAGTAATCTGCATCTGCATCATTATTGATTGGCCCTCTCTCAAATGTATTGGAGAAACCCATTTCAATACTGTAAGTATATGGTACCCAATCAGCACCATTTGCAAATGGATCGCTGTCTGGATCTCCAGATATATCCTCTCCAAGACCATCTGCACTTCCAGATCCATCTGCATCTTGATTAGTTGATAACATAATTTTTACTGATCTGTTAGAAGTATCTTGAGATTCAAATCTGAATATATTTGCGACACCAGCTCCAACTTTTCTACCAGCTGTACAAGGTACATACATTGAGTTTCTTACAAAATATGTGGATGGTTCAGTAGCACTGAAATCATTAGCTTGAGTTCCAGTTGTTTTAGCATTGGATGTATTTAAAGTCAAAGCTTGGCCAGTTAGTGAGCATTGCATTAAACCACCTTGAGTGTATGATACACTATAAGCTTCTACATGACCACCAGCATATTCTAAACCATTATCTTCTTCAGTAATTCCATAAGCACTGAAATATGGTAAAGATGTTGCTCTTTCTAATGTATGAACAAATCCTGCTACAGTTGCAGTCCAGGTAGGACTACTACCATCATCTTGAATTGTTGAGCCGACAGCAATACCAGCACCTACAGTTCCATCTACATACAAGAATTTGTTTGTGCCATCATACTGTACTACATTAACACCTTGATCAGTTGATCCAATATATACATCATCTGCAGCAGCTGGAGTTCCACTGGCTACATCTGAAAGTAACCAAATTTGTGAGGGATCTCCACTACCGACTGGTGGTTTAATTGTTGATGGGGTAGTTGATGGAGTAGAGTATGCTTTAATACTTCCAAAAGCCATATAGGCACTCAACCAATTGGTTGGATGGAAAGTAATATCAAATCCATGATTTGATCCTCCACGATACGCATCTTGTAATGCCATCTCTCTTGAACCATCTACTTCTAATGGTCCAAATTCATCTCTAAATGTAACATCTACTATCTCTCCGACACTAAATGCAACATATTGGTTCAAAGTAGAAGCTATATCATCGTTAAATGTAGTATAACTTGTACTTGGATCTTGTAAGCCAAAGTGTATTGACCTACGTGCTGCTGAATAGGGTTGTGCTGCTATTTTTATTCACCTTCTATACGTTATGGTAATAGTTGAGTGTTAACATCATAGAACCATAAAATCTACCATCTCTGCTTTCATGTGGATAAATAGCAGGAAATGTGATAAAGTTTCTTGGTCGGTGGAGATTCCGAGAAGAGAAATAATCTCTTGGAGTTAGATCAACAAAAGCATTGTAAACTTCTTGCGTAAGTTCAAATGCTTCTTTTGCATCTCTACCAACAATGAGTATGCTAAAGTTAATCAAATCGATTGTGTTTAGCAATAGCCCAGTCTCGTTACTACCACCAGACAATTCCACTAAGATATGTGGTGGATAAATACGAGTTTGACCATCTTTAAGTTTGATGAATCCAATCTGCTTCCTTTCGTTAGCATCTGGTTCTTCCAATGCCCTATCTGCTGAACGTGGATCAGTAATAGTTGCTTCAAGGTAATCCATAACTATTCCTATTCCTTCGTAAAGCAAATTGGAATTGGTAACACTCATAATTATAACGTAAAAATATTATTTATTAAACTTCTTATCTTAAAAATAAAACATTAGGCTTTAGATAACTAAATATTAAGACTTACTTAATGTTTTACAATTTCAGTACAACAAACTATATATTCATAGTTTTACACATCTATTTGTGGAGTTACTTGATGATATAACCAACTTAATGAAAAATAATTACAAGTTGCCTTACAAAACTACAAGTTCGATCCAAAGAATGAAATTACTATTAACTATGAATTCTTTCTTCGATTTTTGTGAAACAGTTGGATATAAGATGGCCGACTTTCACAAAGAGTGGTACAATTTCTTTTTTGGTAGTTATGATTCAGTTATACTTGCTCCACGTAATCATGCCAAGTCAACTTTCTTACAATTATTTTCTGCCTGGTTAATGATATACCCAGAAAAATGGAGAACTTATTTTAACCTAATGCCACAACATTTTTTGGAGTTAGCATTCATTACATCAACAAATGATATTGGTAGAAAGTGGATGAAAAAGTTCCACAAAGAATTAGAAAATTATATTGCTGTCTTAGACTTAAAAAGTCAAATTGAATTTATTGTAAAGAATACAGAAACAATAGAACTATCAAATGGTTCTAAATTAGAGATGACAGCAGTAATGGGTTCCATTCGTGGTATACGAGGTCATTTTGTCTTCTGTGATGATCTTATGAAAGATAAAGGTATGAAGATAGAAGATGTTAAAGAGATACACAGAGGAGCTATTCTTCCTATTAGATACCCCAGATCGCACCATATACTGCTCGGTACTGCAAGAGCTGACAATGATATATTATTAGAAAACTTAAAAAATGAAGCATATGCAGGCAAGCTATATCAAGCAATCAATACTCGTATAGATGAAGAAACTGGAGAAAAAATAAGGTATGCTTTGTGGGATGAAATACGACCTCTTGACTTCCTGGACAGAATGAAAGTAACAATGACACCAGTAACCTTTGCAAGAGAGTATCAAAACGAACCAGCAAGTGATGAGTTTGCTATTATGCCTTTATATTTACTACAAAGATGTAATGACTACTCTCAAAGTTTGAGAAAGGGAGTAATTGGTGCAACTTATGGTATGGTTGATCTTGCACGTTCTGCATCACCTAAAGCAGATTATACAGTATTATCTATAGTAGAAGTAAGGCAAGATTACAAAGAACATGAACTCCCAGTATTTATCATAAAAGAACAATGGATGTTTCATGCATCAGAAGTTGCTAACAAGAAACAATTTTCACCAGAAACTGGCAAAATGGAAAACATACCATTCTATGATCCAATAGTAAAACAAATAGCAGAATATCAACAAATGTTCAATGTAACTAAATGGTACATAGAAAGTAATCAATTTCAAGAGACTATTGTGCAATTAGTAAAGGATCCAAGATTAGTCGGTAGTGTCAGAATCAATGCTGAAGGTGTAAACACAGGTAGAGAGAAACATTCAGTAGAACATGGTGTACCAATATTACAAACACTAATACAACAACGAAGATTAATTTTTCCTATGGGAGATGATTATTCTATTGACAAAATGACATCTTTACAAGATGAATTACAGAAATGGATAGAAAATCCTATGACTGGTAAATACGAATGTACTGCAGAGCACGATGATAGATCTATGTCATTGTGGATTGGCCTACGAAAAATGTTAGATAGTGTTGACAAATTCATAGGTGTTAGAAGAATAGCATCACCCTTTGGTAGAAATAAAAGAAATGCAATGGCTAAACAAGTTGTAAGAAAAGAGATAGAATGGAAACAAGAAGAATTTTCAGCTGATGTAGAAAGAACCGAAACTGATGAATTAAAAACTGTTCGTGTTAATGAACCACAAAAAAATACTATATTTATAAATAGTCCAAAAAGAGAAATAAAAGAAATCTTAAAAAGACAAAGAAGGAAAAGATAACCCAAATCAAACATGATGAAGACATTTGGAATGTTTGACTTGAGTTAAGGCTTATAGATTTAGGACCATCGATAAAGCCCTATACAAATAATTGTGATAATGTAAATAAATATTTTCTTGTTAAATTTATCTGTTGTATGAAGGAGCAATTAGTTTTTTGAAATAGCTAACTGCTTCTGGTTCTATTGCATGAAGAATTTTTTCTTCTTTAAATCTATCAGCCATAACTACTAAACCAACAGTTTCAAATCTTCTGTAACTGTATCTATTATATATAGCAGATTCTTCCTCGTTCAAAGCATTGAACAACAACCAATTTTGAATATACATATTCTTAGGTATATTTTCTTTAGGCGATTTAAGAAAGTCCAGCACTTTAGTATACTCACCAGTCCTGTCATATATTTCAGTGCTTTCATCTTTTAACAATTGCTGCAACACTCTCAGATCTCTGCTTTGTGCTTTCCATTGGTCAAGTTTGATTTTTGATAATGGTAGCTTTAATTTATTGATTTCTTTTGCATGTACTCCCATTTTAGTGTCAGATTTTTGTATACTAAATGAATCTCTTATTTCTTGTTTCATTTTCCAATACTCATTTGATGTTGCTATTAATCTATAATTCCTTCTTCTTTGTTTTCTTGGTGCACTCTTTATAAGTTCTTCAAGCCATTTTGGGATTATACTATGTTCTAAATCATCCAAAAGAATTATCAATCTATCTTCATGAACTGTAGTAAAAAGGTAATTTATGTATTTTTTAACATCATCATCAGTGTAGTCCATAGATGAATCAAACTTTTCTATCTCCATGTTTCTATTTTTTGCCACTCTATATATAGAAGAGGTTTTGCCAGTTCCAGCCAGGCCAACTAACATCAATGGGACACCAATATCATCCAAAGCATCATCAACTGCTGTTTCATATGTTTTAGTTAGATTTGCATATATTATATCATCACTCATTGTTTTTTCTCCCCTTTGTCCATATAATAATAATTACTGGTAACTTTTTGCATTCGATCTTCAATACCATGTATTCTACCTTGAAGATGGTCTATGTATTTATCTAATTGTTTTTTGCTACTGATATACATGTAACCAGTTGATGAAGCATCTATAGGATGACCTTGATTAATTAAATCAGTGATCCTTGCTCTTATTTTTACTGAAGAAGGCCCTCGATCAATATCTAATATGTGTGCTATTTCTTTTGCTGTAATCCTTTCACGTTTTGAAGATGCTTCTTTGATTAAAACAAGTATTTTACTATTCAATATTTCCTTTATGTCATCACTCATTATCATCATCTCCAACATAACCATAGTAATCTAAACATATATTACAACTGCAAATGTCTAATATTATTGGCGTGCCTTTTCCCATCCAAGCACCTTTAATATTGAAATCAATAAATTCTATTGCTTCTAATTCTTTCCATTTGAATTTATCCATATGTAATTTAACTAACTGTCTAAAACAATAGATTATCAAAGGTTCTTTGCCATGTTGACCACCTACGCCAACAATTGCATCGTTGAATTCTCCCCACTTGCCAATACATTGAGTAGAATAATCTTCTCCTAACAATTCTTCTATTTCTTCACTAAAATATTTATTTTTCTTTACTATCATAATATCACCACATTTGTAAAACCAAATTATCTTCTTTATGACATTTCAAATTGTATTGACAAATATCACAATTAGATGATCTATTTTTAGGAAAGTATTTGTTATTTTGAATCCATTTGATGTGTCTTGTTAATTTATCTTTGATTAACATTTCGCCTTTTTCTGCATCTGGATTAATAACAACTTCTTCTTTTGCATCAACAAAATATAAGCTAACTCCATCAAACTCATAGCCATGTGCGTAAAAAAGATATGCATATTGAGAAACTTGTTCTTCATATGATTTCATTTTATAGCTCCTGGGCTTACCAGTTTTCCAATCAATAACTTTTATTTTGTTATCTTTCAAATCTCTACCATAATAATCAATCTTACCTCTAAAACCAATAAAATTTACATTAGGGTAATGTTTGAGAAATGGATCTAAATAACCTTCATCAAACCAATCATCTGGTGCTTTCACACCTAATTCAATTTCACAAGATTGTTTTGCATTTTCTAAGTTAACAAACCTGGGTATCAAACCATTTTCAACAAAATTCATAATACTGTACTTTGACAATTGTTGATTTATTTTATCTGACTTAGGATTTTTAGCTAAGTATTCGTAAATCCTATTCTTTCTCCAATCTTCTCTACTTGGTTCCATGCAATATTCTAAAAGATTGTGAACAAAAGTACCATATTGAAATGGAAAAAATTCCAAATCATGTGGTTCTAAATTAGTAAACTTGCTATATTCCCATTGCCTTTTACAACCATCAAATTGATCTGATTGCGAAGAGGAAAAGAAATAGCCAGTCTTATCATAGTAAGATGTTGGCTTCATTTGGATTTGCATGATTGCCTACACACTCCGTTATTTTAGATAGCAAAAAGCCACTTAACATTCCTGTTATTTGTATAACTGTTGAACCAGATTTGTATAAATTCATATCAGTATCTTTCATTATCATCATACATCTAAGATAAACATTTTTACATAAATATTCTTCTTTGAATTGTTTGTATAACCAACTACTTACCAATTTGAAAAAATCATTAATCCTCATCTTTTCATCTTGAAATATAATATTATTGACATCTACGTTAATTGCATCAACAGATTGTTTGAAAACAATAGAATCTAAAAGTGCATCAATCTTATCATCATCAATAAAATTTTGAGGTTGGTAATAATTCAAATTAATTTCAGAACCATTAACTGCTTCTTGAACACAATCAATTGCTTGTCTCATATCTCCTTTGGATCTTTCAATTATACTTTTGATGTAATTTACTTCCTCTTCTGTTTTAACAACAACATTTTCTGCTTTGAGTATTTCTATTATTCTTGATTGAATGTGTTTAGAAGAAAGTCTTTGTACCTGGAATGACCTGCACCTGGACTTGATTGCATCCTCAATTCTATCATAATGATTACAAGTAAAGATAAACATTTTATTTCTTTTTTTAGCCTCTGGTAGTATTGCTCTCAGAGCATTTTGTGCTTCTCTGGTCATCATATCTGCTTCATCTAAAATGAAAACAGATGCCCCTCTGGACTGAACTAAAATCATTATTTCATTTCTAATAAAATTAATACCTCTGTCATCCGATGCATTGTATTGTCTTATAGTAGATTCATCATCAAACCTATTTATAAATATATTCGCAATCAGTTTTGCAAGTAATGTTTTCCCACTACCACTCTCTCCATGTAAAATGTAGTGAGCAATTTGGTTGTCCCCAATAGAATCAACAATCTTCTGTTTAACAAGATCGTGACCTATCACATCTTCGATTGTGTTTGGTTCGTGTTTATCGGCCCAAGACACTGCTTGTATTGTTTCTAATGCATTGAAACTCATAAACTAAATTATACTATCTAACATATAAAGTTAATGGAGGTTTGAAATGTTTATATTATTCTGCTTTTGGCTCTTCAATTACTTCTGCTGCTTTTTCTTGAACAACTGGTTCAGCTTTTTTAGGCTCTTCTTTGACCTCTTCTTCAGCAGGTGCCTCTTCTGCTACTTCTTCTACCACTTGTTCAACAACTGGTTCTGGTGCAGAAAAACCATCTTTGTAGATAACACCTAATACTCTGTGTCCATCTCCACTACCTTGTAAGATTTCAAAAGAATCATCCTTTTCGAGAATTTCTATTGCTTGATTGTGCTCATGCTTTAGAAGTAATACTATATTTGATATTTCTTTAGATGAAAACTTCATAATATAGATTGATGTAAAATGAATATAAATATTTTGATGTCAAAATTATTGTAAAATTTCATTTGTTGATAAATAAAAATAAACTAATATTAGCATTATTACAGATAAAATAAGATTAAAACTAAATTTGAATGTTTTAGAAGCACTTTCTTTTGTAAAAATTAAACCAGTTTCAATTGTTTTACCTAAAAATGCTCCAGTGCTTAGAGTTTGTTTAATAAATTTCTCTAATAATAATATAATCATGTATAGAATAAAACCAATTGCCATTCCAACAATAATATCATTCATGCTAACCATAGTTGGTTCTCCTGGATTATTCTTTGTTTAAAAATGAATATTTTCTTTTCTTTGGTTTTTCACCATAATTATTTTCATACAATACATTGTATATTGGTTCAAATACTTTTACCATTTTGTCTAACCAGGTTGTATAACCTGGAGGATCATGTGAAGTTGATGCTGTTAATATTAAATTTTTTACACCACCTCTTAGATTTGGATCTGCATAATCTCTAAACTTTATATGAATATCTGCATAGTTTAAACTAATACCTATCCAGGTGCTTGCTTTGAATTCTCCTAAAAGTTCTCCAGCGACTGTACTTTCTAAAAAGTGTGGTGATAAGGTAATACCATTGACATTATGTGTTGTTATTGCCATAAATTATGAGTTACAAGACTTATTAATAAAGTTTATTACTTTGAAATTAGGACAATCATTAAATAAATGTTTAAAAGTAATACCTCTGTATGTATTCTGTGAGTTATAGGGCCATTAAAAATATAATCAAAAACAAAATGTATTACAATGATTCCTTTCACTTGAACAGCAATAAGATACCACATAAACTTTTAATGAAAAAGCATTGGCTTGAAACTGCTGAACAATTTCTTGGGGAGGAAATAAATGGAATATATTATAATGTTGAGCACAACAGTGATGTATCAAGATTAATGATTGAGTTCACTGGGAAAGAAACAATCAGTGATGACAATTTTTGTAGAATAAATTATTCAAGTCAAAACAATAAATCATCTCGATATATTTACATAGCAAAAAAATTAGACATAATTGAATTTTTTTCTTTTCTACCACCATCAAAAAGAAAGAAGAATAAGATACAATGTGAGGTTGAAGTAAATGGGAATACTTTGACATTTAAGAAAAATTGGGTAATAAAACCAATTGAGTATACATCGGTATATAGTCAAGATGAAAGAATCCAAGATTTAAAAAATATTAGAAAATTCTTAGAAATGTCTGAACTAACTCCTAATCAGAAATTAGTCAGAGGAAACAAAATGATTTACGAATACAGAACAAAATACAAAAAATTTGATGATATAGATTATCTTAATGTTTAAATTAATAACACGCAGTTTTTTAAGTAAGTATTTAATTCATAAAATATATAATGTCTGAAAGAGCTAAAATATACAAAGTTGTTCTGTTAGGTGATGGTGCAGTGGGCAAAACATCACTTCGAAAAAGATTCTTAGGTCAAGGTTATAGTAAATCATATTCAATGACAATTGGTGCAGATTTCGGAGTTAAAAGAATTGGAATTAAAAGAAAGTCATATGTCATTCAAATATGGGACATTGCAGGTCAAGATCGTTTTTCATCTATAAGAGATATGTATCTTAAAAATGCAGATGGTGCTTTAGTGTTGTTTGATATATCCAGGCCACTATCTTTTGAGAACATTCCTAATTGGGTAAAAGATTTATCTGAATCTAATAATAACAATTCTATACCTTTGGTCTTAATAGGAAATAAAGAGGATCTTAGAAAAGAAGATAGTATTTTCATATCAAAGGAACAAGCAGAGGAATATGCAGAAAGTTTAACTGATTGGGGAAACTATGACATAGAATATATAGAAACATCAGCTAAAACTGGAGCAAATGTTGAAGAAGCATTTAAGTCATTAATCTTAAAGATAGATAAACTAAAAAACAAAAAAAACATTTGACATCTGTTCTATTTTACAAATCCTTTATATAGTTCAAAACTTAAGGAAAACTTAATGTCGATAATTAAGTTAACGATGAAAACTACCTGGTTAAAGGAATTGAACAATACTTTTACCAATGCAATTATTTTCAAATTTAATAATTCAAGTATAGATATTTTAGAAGTTGAAAAATACAAATATTCTTTTGGTAAATTGTTAAATTATGAAGATTACAAAATGAGTTCTGATATTTTAGGAATGGAAGAAAACGATCTTCGAAGATTTGCTAAAATACGAACTTCATCATTAGAAAATTTTGTAAGTAGAGTTAAAGGTGAAAATGTCATTATGACTTTTAATGATGTATCATTAACTGTTTTAGATGATGAAGAACCAGATAGAATGGGAAAATTCGATTTAGTAGATATGATTACCGAATTTGATCCTATAATGAACCCCAAACCTCACGCTTTTCTTATGAGTTGTACCAGGTACAAAATAGAAGGAACAACCATTTACTCAGAATCAGTAAAAAGAAACAACAATTATATTGTACTTAATCCGAAAAGCACATCTTATGACAACAACAAAATACACACAGAATATGTGGAATGGCAATTTGATGTTGTCCAAGAAGATGAGGTAAAACTCAAAGAAATAAGAACTACGACAAACACGAATGATGTAAATACAGATGTCTGGTATTATTATATTGATGAAAATATACTTGATGAAGAACTTTTGAAATGGAAAGTACATTATCATATGAATATAATAAACGATCACTACAATAGAAAATTAGGAAACAAAATCTTGATTTCATTTGTAAATTTAAAGCCATCTGTATTTTTCATCAATTCGAATGATGGTTTTAATATAGCTACAAGTTTGAAATCCTATGAACCAATTGCTTAATTTTAATAAAGAAATATTTTAATAAATAGACATTATAAACTATATATATGACTAATTACATTACAATTACTAATCTTTCTAATGATTTGGGAATATACGAATTTGAGATAAGGTTAGTTAACGTAACTGGTGGTGATTTTGCAGTAGGTAACACTTTAACAGGTGGAACATCAAGCGAAACAATGGTCATTTCAAGAATAGTTAGTAATGAAAGATTTTACGTAAATCAAGTAAGCGATACGTTTACTCTTGGTGAAACTGTGACAAGTGGTTCTGTTAGTGGCAAGTTAGTCAATTCAGACCATAATGCTGTCAATGAATTCATAAAAAGGGTACAATCGATTATAGAAAAGAGAATACACAAATCTTTAATTCAAACTAATACACAAGTAACAGAATACAGAACAACGAAGAGAAGGAGATCTGCATTCAATTTAAGAAATTATCCAGTGATTTCTGTTGATAGCGTAACTCTTGATGATGTTGCTTTTACTGGTTCATACAATTTGATTGCTAAATCTGGAGTGATTGATTTCAAAGACAATGATTCAATACTACGTAAATCAAGATATAATGGTAATCTAAAAATTGTTTATACTTGGGGTTATGGAACTGATGTAAATACTATTATTAGTAATTTAGATCCATCTATAATAGCTATTCTTGTAAAAGGTGTAATGTTTCTGTATGGCAAATGGGTAGAGTTTCTACATGGGCCAAATGCTTCTAATGTCTCAATTGGACCTTTCTCTATGTCATTTAAAGAAAGTGACATTATATCACCAGAAATGATGAAGTTATTAGCATATGAAAAGAGGATATTAATATGACAATACAAAGAATATTAGACACAGGTGTAGTTGCTACACTATCAGCAGGCTCTGGATCACCACAACAGTATTTAGCAAGAGTAGACACTCATAGCAGTGTATCTGCTTTTGTCATCAATTCAGATGGTACTAATGATATGAGCTGGAAAGTAGAAGGATTTTGGAGACATGGTAACTCAAGAGATATACCAGATCCAAATGTAAATGGAGAAACATTAGTAGAAATTCAAGCTGCACAAGCAGTTGGAACTAAAACTGCAAGTGTTAATGCATTAAAACAAGTAAGTGTGCCAGATGGAAAATCATATACTCATGTTTTAATTTCTGTATACAAAGCATCTGGAGATGTTTCGAATTACAGAGTTGGAGTATATGGTAGAATAGATGTGATGTAAATTATGTTTAAGAACCCCAAATTAGTTTTAGCAACTGTTATTATGCTTGGTATTGCATTTTTAATTGGTAACTTAATAAGTTTCATAGGAGATGCAATTCAATGAGCTTTAGTTCTAATAATATCTATGATACTCACGTATCAGTTCCAATGAAAAAATGTGGGAGATGTGGGTATTGGATTGCTCCTTATGAACAACAAGTAAAATGTTCAATTTGTACAAAATTATGTCACAGAAGATGTTTTAAAGAACATAGATGTGAAGCACCAAAACCAAATCATCCTGCATTGAAGTATGCAAGAAATTTAGGTATATAAAAGTTTTATGAGTTTGCAATTTATTCTACTCTGGAAAAGACTTATATTTGGAGAAATCTAAAGGTCATACATGAGTACAAGAAAGTTATATGATCTTGAATTTATTAAAAGCCATGCGATGAGTAAAGATGTCAATAAGAAAGACTGGAAAAGCATTTCCTTAAAACTACAAAACTTAGTTAGTAAAAAAGGAGATGATGGATTAGAAATGAAACCAATTAAAAATTTATACAAATATTTTATGGATACATCAGACATTTCTCACAAAATGGCTACAACAGCAATTCTTTATGTTTTATCAGCAACAACCAGGAGAGATCAAATAGTTAGGTCGGTTCAAGCAAATAAACACTTGAATTTATGGGTTATGTTGATAGGTCAGTCTTCCAACTCCAGGAAGACTACAACGGAAGGCAGAATAAAAAAATTATTAAAAAGTGTCATGGATCATTTGCCAGAAGAAGATGATTATAGGGTTAACAGTATTACATCAAACTTTACTGGTCCAGCTATAATAAATGTTTTAGAAAAAAACCCAAGAGGTTATTTAATCAAATCAGAAGCATCTCGTTTCATTAAATCTTTTAAAAGGGAATTCAATCAAGAATTGCCAGAAGCTATGTGTCAATTGTATGATTGTGATGATAAAGTTGAATATCTTTCAAGGACAAGAGATTTGGAAACTGTAGATAATCCTTACGTTGTCTTATGGGGTGCAACAACTCCTTACGCATATGAACACTTTACAGATGATTTGTTTATGCAAGGGTTTTTTCAAAGGTTTTTATTTTGCTTAGAGTTGGAAAAAGAAAGATATGATCCATTGTCATTTGGAGAGGATATATCACAAAAGCACAAAGAATTTTCAAGTGAATTATTAAACGCTATGAGATCAAGCACAATAAAAACATTAGAACCAACTGGAACTAATACCTGGATTAATTATCAAAATTATGTAAAAGATGTTACTATGAACTCTTATGAAGATGAAAGATCAATTGTATATCCTTATTGGGGAAGGGTAAGTGAATTTGTATTAAAAATTGCAGGGATTTTACAGTTGGCTAAATCTTCTTATCTTGGCATTGAAGGTTATGGTGACACTGGAGTAGCAATGGTTCAAGAGCAAACATTAGACTTAGCAATAGAAATAGTTCAAATGTATGAACAAGAATTTTTGGCACTAATTAAAAAGGTTAGATTTGTCAATGAGAGTGCAGAAGTAAAAACAGATAGGAATATTTTAGAACAAGTCAAATCTTATTTCTTTGGTAGTGAAGAAAGAGTATTATCTCATCCAGACTTATTGACAAACTTTGATCTTACCACACCAAAAATGAAACCAATAATTCAAACATTGATTGAAAGCGAATTCTTATCTTTTACATATCCAGTAAGAAATATACAAAGAGGATCAGCACCAAAGTTGTATTATGTAACTGAGAGCTTTGCAAATGAAGAAGCTGCACAATGTATGTGGTTTTTAAGTAAAGATGCGAGAGATAAATACAAATGCGATGGAAAATTATGTGTACCTTGCACAAATGAAATTTAATTTTAAAATAATAAAATTTAAATTTTATTAATAGTTTATTCGATTATGAAGATAGCAAAAACAGAAAATGAAAGAAAAAATATAACCAGGTTTGCAATAGCTATGAAGGAAGCTTTGAATGATGAGTTATATGAAACAATTTCACCAATTGATTTTCCAAATTCAGATTTACAAAAAATATTTGACAACATTAAAGATAGAATATTCAATGCATCTGGAAGCTTATATGTTTGTTTCACATGTGGTAATCACATGCCTCGCAAAGATGTACCTATTCAAAAATTTTATCAAATAACTGGTGTGTGGCATTCTTGTATGGGAGAGATGAATGGATATGTTATTCCTACCATTGGTATAATTACCAGGTGGAAAGTGATTGCTAATTTCATTGAAGAATTGGACCACAGTTTAAATTAATTTTAAAATGAATATGTTTTTATTATGCTTTTCTTAATATAATATGTGACAGAAAATAAAAGAAAATTATCTGGAAATGGAAGATATATTTCTTGGGAAACCCAGGATTTATTCGATGAACAAATAGTACCATTTTATGCATTAGAAAAAAGGATGCCATTGGACAAAGTGAAATTTACGGATGTTCTAAGAGAAGTTGGTTTGTTTTATATTAACAAAAATGGTATACCCACAAACATAAAGATGAAACTACCAGAAAATTTGCGTTAGTTTTATGATGCAAATGTTTAATTAAATCAATCTTAAAATGTAATTAATGAGTAGTTCTGACAATGTTTATGGTAAGTTAATTGAAAAACTTACACAAAATCAAATAGAAATGAGTAAGTTATCTAAAGAAAATTATTCATTAATTCAAAACATCAATTCAAAATTAGAAGCAATTGATTTAAATTTAAATGAAAATACAGATATGATTGGATCAACAAACAATTTATTGGAAGAATTCAAAAATATTATCAAAGAATTTTCAATTTACGCAACTAACAGAGAAGAACATGATAAACATCTTTCATCTTCGATGGAACTTTTAGCAAGTACCTGGAAAGAAAGTTTAGCAATGTTTGGAGAAACAAAAGAAATTATAGAAAAAATTTATGATTTTTCATCAGCAGTTACTGATGAAAATTTAGCTCTGTTAAAGAAAACAAAAGGTAACATTATTCCACAATTGCCTTTGATACAGGAAAGATTTTCCCTTGGCTTGATTGAATTATATTCTAAATTTAGTTATGGATTTACTAATCAATTCATTTTGAGTTTGATTACAAATGACTTTGCATCGTTATCAGCTAACGATCAAAAAAATATGCCACAATACAAAGAATTTGAAGAGAGGCATTTGTGGTATGTTGAACAGGTAGAAAAATATGGAGTGGATTTAGGCTTGACTGATTTCGCAAAAACATTAGCAAAATTCTTTCATATCATATACTTATGTTCAATAGAGGGAGTAGAGTATGCTTCCAACAAATTTTTTGGTAATTATTTATCAGAACTTAGTAAGTTTGATAAGATGATATATCAAGATTATGAGTAGTGATAATATGAAGTTGTCGAGAAAAAAAGTTATAGAAGATCAATTAGATGAAGTAGCAGAAATTGCTAAAGGTACACCATTTGCAAAATCATTACAAGTTGCAAATATAATTAAATTTGCTAAGCTTTTGGTTTTAGAACCAATTTTAGGTTTAGCTATGGCTGGTGTTTTGTTTGGTGCTTATGAATATCAAAATGATGTAAATAATGAAAGAGGACAATATTTTATGCTTTTTGCATCAATATTCTTTTTCTTTATATTAGTAGTAGTTACAATAAGAATTATACTTATAGCAAAGTATGAACACAAACATGAACTGGCCAAAGACAAATTAAGTCTGTGGAAAGAAGTAGTTTATTCACAAGAATCTATGAGAAATGGATGGATTAACAATTGGGGTGAAATGCTCAAAAAGAAAATAGAAAACTCTTATGCTTTGAATGAAATGATTTTAAAAGCTGATATTGATAACGATACAAAGATAAGATTAGTAAAAGAAACTAATCAATATATCAAAGACACAGAAGATGAATTCGTAGAGTTATGGAAACACATTGATAGTGATATTGAAGAATTTCAGATAAGTACAAGTAAACCATTACCAAAAGTAGAAATGAAACAGTTAGATAAATTACAAGATCTTTACAGGCAGTTAGATGAAGTAACTGGTTCTAAAGAATAATAGCTTATGATATGCTTAAGCTTTACTTAAGGTAATAATAAATTTAATATCAAACATTTTATATATTTAACTAATTGATTATACTTAGGAACATTCAATGTCTGTCTCCGATCTTACATTTCAAGGTGAAATATCTCATTTCACATATGGTCAAAAAAGTATTAAACAGCCTTTAGAGGACACTGATGTATCACCAAACTTTGATTCAAGAGAAGTCGATAATATCGAAAATCATTATGATAGAGTAATCGAAGGGTGGGCTAATACAAACGCCATAGATCGAGTGAATGATGTTGTTGATCCAGAAGCATTTCAGAAATCTATTGAAACTTACAGAATGAATCCAATTTTGCGATACAATCATAAAACTGGTGAAGTTGTAGGTAAAGTACTTGAATTAAAAATAGTTCCAGAAAAGGGATTGTGGATAAAAGCTCAAGTTGCAAAAGGAACACCAGAAGCTGATAAAGTTTGGAAATTAATTTTGCAGGGAGCTTTAAGAGCTTTTTCAATATATGGTAAGATCGTTTCCAAAGGGCAAAAAAGATTGCCAGATGGAAAAGTCATTCAGAATGTAACTGAGTTCGACTTGCAAGAAATTGCAGTTGTTGATGTTCCTGCAAACCAAGAATCGATTTTTACAATCGTATCAAAAGGTGTAAACCAAATGAGTCAAGCAGAACAACCAAACTATGAAAATTCAACACCTGCAATTCAAAAAGGTATTGAAGATAGAAATCGTAGTCAAAATGAAAGAGGCAATGAGCAGCTTTCAACTGAAACTCAAATTGAGAAATCTATGGGTAAATTAGTTCAGTTTCAGCAAAAAACCTTAGAAGTGTTATTGACACTTGCAGAAGGTCAAAATGCACAAACTGAAAAACTAAATGCCTTATCAGATCTTGTTGGTAAAAGCATGGAAACCATGGGCCAAGAAGATGAATTCGAATTTGATGAAAAAGGCTATGATATGGAAGATGACGAAGAAAAAATGGAAGAAGAAGAAGAAGATGAGGAAAAAGAGATGGAAGATGAACTCGATGAAGAAGAGGAAGAATCTGAAAAATCTGCTTCTCAAAAAGAAATCCGTTTACTTCGTAACGAGATCGCTGATCTGAAGAAGATGATGAAACTTACGATGAAAGGCGAGGAAGAAGAGGATGAAGAAGACAAAGATTCCGAAGAAGAAGAGGAAGATGAAGAAAAAATGAGTTACCGAAAAGGAGAGGATGAAGAAGAGGAAGAAGAAAAAGGTGATGAAGAAGAAGAAGAAGAGGAAGAAAAGGAAATGTCTGAAGAAGAAGAAGAAGAGAAAGGTGAACACGAAGAAGATGAAGAAGATGAAGAGAAAGGTGAACACGAAGAAGATGAAGAAGAGAAAGAGATGGATGATGAAGAAGATGATGAGGATAAATACTACGGTAAAAAATCAGCAAAATCAGCTTCTAAAAAGTCTTTAATCGACATCCAAGTAGAAGAAGCAGTGCAAAAAGCACTGGTAAGAGCCAACTCTAATAACTCCACTCAAAAAGGAGAGGTTAGGGAAGTAGGATCTGCTCTCCGAGCATTCTTACAAAAATCAATATAGGAGATATAAAAAATGTCAACTCAACCAATGTCAAGACAAGATGCAAGAGACTATGTTTCAAGGTCAAGCAAAGGTCTTCAAATGATGTTCAGAGATTTCAACTTGAATGATTTTGATGCAACTATGCTTAGCCGAAATATTTGGGGAGATCTACCACCAGAATCTCTAATTTGGGGGTATAATTCCGAAATTCAATCTCTTGGACCAGAAAACTTTCACACAGAAGTTTTAGAAAAAATGGCTAAAAGTTTAAACAACGTAGCCAGCAAAAAAGGTGATCAAGTAGTTCAAAAAGCAATTACTACCACTTCAGCATCTGCCTTTATACCAATATTCATTGATCCAACATTAGTGGATATTGTAAAAAGGGAGACACCATACTTATCCATGGTACCAAAGAAAACAATGGCTGGTAAAACAGTTAACGTACCAAGAAGAACCTCTGGTGTAACACCTACATTTAACGCAGATGATGCAAGCAGCCTTTCAATACTCGATCAAACCTATGGCGACATCAATGTTACTGTTAAGTATCTATATGCAGCTGGACAAGTCAGTGGGCCTGCTATTAAAACATCAGAGCAAACTTTGAACTTGAAACAAGCTAACATTCAGCATACTTTCTTAGATTTACAAAAATACAGAGAAAGTATCATGATGAGAGGTGTAATCTCAAACGGAACTGAAACATGGACAGGATCAAGATTAACTGTCGCAAATGGTTATGATGGTGTATTCAAAAGAGTACACGAAGATGCAAGTGGTAATGAAACCGAGTTAAACGGTGGATCAGCAATTGGATTAGGAGATGTAGATGATGGTATTGAAACCATATTAACCAATGGTGGTAAACCAGATTATGGTATAATGGATTTCAACACTGGTAAGAACTTCATGCAAACTGCAAGAACTTATCAAAGATTAGGATCAAATGAAATTGATTTAGGTCATGCAATCGGTAGATTGTCAATTGATCAAACACCATTCTTTGCTACAAACCAATTATTAACTACTGCTAACAACAAATCATTCTTTATCTCAGATCAAAGAGCTGCAGAATTAAGAGTGTTAATGCCAGATACATACGTAGATGTTGCACAAGATCTCACCGATACAGAAAGGTACTTCTGGAAAGCATATGAAACTATGGTTGTTTCAGCACCAGAATGGATTGCTACTGTTAACGGTGGAGTATAGGGGGTATTATTATGGGTACAGCAACTTTCTCAGAAACTGATCATGACTTGTGGGGACA